AAATTATGCCGCTGATCAGCCGAGCAGTGGAAGGAGGTGCCGAGGAATGAAGAAAACGGACAACATCAAGGAACGGCTCAACACCCACAGGACAATGCTCGAAAAGCTCGCCAGCCTGCAAAACGAGCTGGAATACGCCAGAGGGCAGAGCCTTAAGATCCCCAAGCTCACGGGTATGCCCTCCGGCGGCGGCCTCCCCGGCGATCCTGTCAACGCCATCGTTGAGCGGGTCGACGAACTGAAGGCCCGCATCGAGCAGAAACGGGCAGAAATCGACGCCGACTGGGCTGAGATCGAGCCGCTGGTCGAGCTGCTCCAGCCTGCCGAGACCCTTGTGATCAACCTTCGGTACCTGCACGGCGCAGACTGGCCGGAGGTCTGCGCGGCAGTTTTCGGAAGATCGGGCGACTATGAGGTCGAGCTCGACAGGTACATGAACAGGACCTACAAGATTCATGGAAAAGCGCTGCTCGCTATGGCAAAAGGCGAGGCAGAGCTGAGGCAATCCACTGAAAAATCATAGGAATCCGAAAAAAGTCAGTAATCAGCAGTGAATGGCAGTAAATGGCATTGAACGGCAGTAGCCAAGTGTGCTATGAATAAACTGCAAAAGGTCGTCAGGGGCAACCCTGGCGGCCTTCTCAGTTATAAAAGGCGGTGAGGGTATGGGCAGCCTGGGAGACATCGAGGCCATTCTCAGCAACTATACACAGGTTGTGGATGGATTAGAGAAAAAGAAAAATGCCGCGGAAAAAGCGGTCAAGCGTACCGTGTCCGACTTCAAGAGCAGAGGCCCCGGCTGGATCAGCTCTGCCGTCACCGATACCTACACTATCAAAAAGGCCGAGGTCAAGGCCGCAATCAGCGCAAAGAAAAAAGCAGGCGCGGTCAACGTCGGCGGGATCCCCGTCGACAATGTGCAGATCGAGTACAGTGGCCGGCTGCTCACGCCCACCCACTTCAAAATGAAGCCCACGAAGGTCCCCACTAAAAGGGCCCAGGGGTACAGGAGAGTGCCGGGCGCAGGCGTGGGCGAGGGCGGCAGCGCCGTCGCTATGGTCCAGCCCCAGGCTCCGTACTCTGTCACGCAAGAAGTGTACAAGGGAAAGCGCAGAAGGCTGAGCAAGAAAGCATTCGTTGGCAGCAACGGCAGCGGCACCGCCCTTCCATTCCAAAGATCAGGGGATGGACGGCTGCCCGTGGAGAGCATCAAGACCGTGAGTATCCCGCAAATGATCACTAACGAAACAGTGGCCGCGCAGATCTCTGAGAACATTGACGGGGGCCTCACCTCCCGCCTGCATCATCATCTTGAACAAGAGTTAAGCAAAGGCTGAAAAAACTTTTTGTTCACCGCCTGTGGAAAAGCTGAGGAAAGTTTGAAAATTTTTTTGAAAAGGTACTTCTGCTCGCTTTTTTCGCCTGCGGTGCTTGCGAGGCCCAAAAAACGCGCAGACGCCGGAGAAAAATTTGACCGCTTTACTTTACTACAAACCCGCCCACCCCAGTCATAGGGGCTCCGGCAGACCCGGCAAGGAGGTGGCCAAATGGCCGAGCGGAAAAAGCCTGCCGAGCTGCCGGGCTACGTTAAGGCAAAGGACGTCGCCGAGCTGCTGGATATTACGATCCAGCGCGTCGGTCAGCTACGGAAAGAGGGCATCATTACCCAATACAAAACACCGGCTGGGGATCGCTACCAAATCGTCGAGACAGTCAAGGCCTACATCCGCTATCTACGGAGCCAGACCACTGGAAAGACAACGAACGAATGGGAAGAAAAAAAGGTCAAAGCCGAGGCTGAATTCAAAGAGGCAAAGGCCGCGATCGCCATGATGCAGCGCGACGAGTTGGTGGGCCAGATGCACCGCAGCGAGGATGTCGAGGCCGTGCTCACAGATCTGGCCGCAGAGATCCGCAGCCTGATCATGGCATTGCCTGGTCGCCTTGCCATCGACACGGCAAGGATCAAAACGCCGGAGGAGGAGAGCATCCGAATCCGTGAGGAATGTTATGAAATCCTGAGCGCCCTCGCCTCATACCAATACGACCCAGAGGTATTCAGGCGCCGGGTGAAGGAGCGCAAAGGTGCAGAGATCATCGACGAGGACGAATGAAAGGCCGGATCCGATCGCTCGGCTGAACAAGGTGATCAGACGCGCAAACGCGATCTTCACACCTCCCGAAGCTCTGACTGTTTCGGAATGGGCTGATAAAAAGAGAGTGCTGCCGGCAACGGCGTCGGAGTCCGGCCACTACCGAACATCGAGGACGCCGTACCTCAAGGAGCCGATGGATGCTTTTACAGATCCGCGCATCCACAAGATCGTGGTCGTTGCAGCGTCTCAGGTCGGCAAATCGGAGTTTGAACTCAACGCGATCGGCTACATTATCGACCAGGATCCCGGTACCATTCTGTACATACACCCGAGCCTGGAGGAGGCGCGAAAGTTTTCACGGCAACGTCTCGCACCAATGATCGCCGACTGCAAGGTGCTCAAGGCGAAAGTGTCGGACGTCAAGGCAAAGGACAGCGGAAACACGATTCTGCAAAAGACATTCCCCGGCGGGTCAATCACTCTGATCGGCTCCAACACACCGCGGGCACTTGCGTCGACACCTGTGCGCTACGTGATCGGCGACGAGCACGACCGCTGGTCGCGCAGCGCTGGAAAAGAGGGCGATCCGTGGAAGCTCGCAGAACGACGCCAGACCACCTTCTACAACAGGAAATCGCTCGACATCAGCACACCAACCGTAAAGGGGGCGAGCCCGATCGAGGACGGCTACTATGAGGGCACCCAGGAGCGGTGGTGCCATCTTTGCCCCGATTGTGGGGAATACTCAGAGATTGACTTCGACGACATCAAATTCGAGCCTGTCGTCACTAAGGTCGGAAACAAAAAGATTTACAAGCTCAACGGCCCTGTGTATTGGTGCTGCCCAAAATGCGGGTGCCTGCAAACCGAGGACACCATGCGACAGCAGCCTGCAAAGTGGATCGCCGTCAATCCAGAGGCGTATGAGCGGGGTATCAAAAGCTACTGGCTCAACGCCTTCAGCTCACCGTGGACGCCGTGGGCAAAGATCGTCCTCGAATTTCTTGAGGCAAAGGACGACCCGCTGAAGCTCCAGGTCGTATTCAACACACTGCTCGGTAAACTCTGGGAGGAGCGCGGGGATCTCGCAGACGAGGACACCCTGCTCGCCAGGCGCGAGGACTATGCCGCCGAGCTGCCGGACGGCGTGCTGGTGCTGACCTGCGGCGTCGACGTTCAGGACAACCGACTGGAATACGAGGTCGTCGGCCACGGGCACTACGGCGAAACCTGGGGCATCCGGCGCGGTATGCTCATGGGGAGCCCGGACACCGCCGAACCCTGGGGTCAACTCGACGACATCATCCAGCACGTCTACAAATTCCGAAGCGGGCGTGGCCTGCGGATCTCGATCACACTGGTCGACTCCGGCGGCCACTACACGCAAGAGGTCTATGAGGCCTGCCGGGCACGGCAACCGTACCGCGTGTTTGCAAGCAAGGGCCGCGGCGGCGAGGGCATCCCGTACACGACGCCGCCATCGAGGGTGCCGATCCGGGAAAACAAGAACGTCACCTGCTGGCTCTACAACATCGGCGTCGACGCAGGCAAGGCTATGATCATGAGCAATCTCAAGGTCGGAGAGCCTGGAGCCAAGTATTGCCATTTCCCCTTGCAAGAGGCCGCCGGCTATGACAGCTATTTCTTCAATGGCCTGCTCAGCGAAAAACTGGTGCTCGCGAGCACGAAACGCGGCAAACGGTGGCAATGGGAGATTCTTCCCGGCCACAAACGAAACGAGCCGCTTGACTGCCGCAATTATGCCCTAGCGGGGCTCCGCATTATCAACCCGGACATGGACGCCATAGAGCGGCGCCTGAAGGGTATCGAGCAGCCGCAGCCGCAGGCCACACAAGCGCCGCAGCGCCGCAGAGGCGCACATCGGCGAGACGACAGCGACGACGAATGGTAGGAGGTACAGACATGGCAAGAGATCAGACCGAGCTCAAAGCCCGGCTTGAATTTAAGCGGCAGGCGCTCACGAAGGCGAGAGAGGCCTACCTCGCCATCCTCGACGGCGGCGTCTCCAGCTACTCGCTCGGCAGCCGCAGCGCGACAAAGCTGGAACTGGAAAAGCTCAAGGCGCAGATCGACAGCCTGGAAAAAGAGGTCGACGCGCTGGAGGCTGAGCTGAATGGCGGCAAAGCGCGGAAGGCGGTTGGCGTCGTTTTAGAAGATTGGTAGGTTATACAGCGCAGCCGCGCTTTATAACAGACGAGCCCAGGGAGCTTTTATGTGCAGCTCTTTCTCTCCCTGGGCTCGTCATTTTTCTGTCAAGGAGGTGAGCACCATCGAAAAACAAAAGAGACGCCGCGGCCTGATCGGCACGTTTTTTCGCAGAATGCAGGCGTCCGGCTACAGTGAAGCCGGGGCGAGCCGCGTAAAAAAGTCGCTCAAGGGCTTCCGGGCGAACAGTAAATCTCCGCGCGAGGACATCGACTGGAATAATGCCGTCATGCGGCAGCGTGCGCGTCTGCTCTATATGAGCACCCCGATCGCACGGTCGGCGATCTCGACACTTCGGACGAATGCGATCGGCATGGGCTTGCAGCTCAAGGCCAAGATAGACGCCGAGGCGCTCGGCATGACACCGGAGCAGGCTGCCGAATGGCAGCGCCACGCTGAGGCCGAGTTTGCCATCTGGGCAGAGAACAAAAGAGCCTGCGACGCCACGGGCGTCAATGACTTCTACGCCATGCAACAGCTCGCTTTTTCCTCCTGGCTGACCAGCGGCGACGTGTTCGCGGTGGTCCAGAGAACTGAGGCGACACCGTTTTCCCCGTACACCCTCCGGCTGCACATT